CATTGACGAACCCAACGGCCGTCATCTGATCCGCCAACCGATTATTTCGGAAGTAGTTTCGTCGTAACCTAAATCTTATATCTTCAGTGTATGTTTCTTCGTCTTCAAAATCCGGGGAACGTCCGGTAGCTGAACCCGATCCACTATGCAACTTGGGGAGGATGGGGATGTCAAAGGATCCGTTGAGTCGTAGCTGAGAGGTCCCATACGGGCGCGATACGAGCAATGGGTTGGCTTCTATTTCTCTTGGGGTTGGATGCCTGAAGTACTCTGGACTTGACGTGTCATGGGGAGCTGTAATGGACCACGTCCCTAACTCCAGGTTCGGTCCACGATCGCCCCGTTCCCCTTTTAAGTTTCGTCCTGATACGCCGGGCGGACCCGTCACATCATCGCCGTTCGGACCTTTTTCACCTGGCGGACCCGTCACATCCGCCCCGCTCGGACCGGGTAAGCCACGCCTGGGCGCACCGCTTGCATCCTGTCCAGGATCTCCACGCCGTCCCTGATTGCCTGGCGTTCCAAAAGGCAAGGTCAGCCGTGATTCAATAGCGGATGGCGTGATCACACGGTTCGATCCCACCGCTCCATTCCCCGCACGCACATCGCTCAATAAGGCCACCTGCACGCGCCCCGCTTGCGTCAAGCTTGCAGCTCGGGTAATGGCATTCACGCGCGCCCTGACCCAAGCCGTACTCGCAACGGTCTGATCATTGGACGCTGTCGGTGTCACTGGCACCTGAACGACTCCCCGAAACACCGTTCCCGATAGTGCCCCATACTGCATAAACAACCCGCTTAGGTCACGCGTCAGATCACTAAGGCTATCACTTCGCTCAAGAGTCAATGCCCCATTATTGAGCGCAACCGCCGTTGATACGCCATCTACTAAGCCCTGCGCAGTGATTCCTGAGGTGATCTGAGTTGCTACGGTCGCCACCGTTGGCAGTCCCTGCACCGTCGCACGCGTGACGAGTTGACGGTTGGTGGGCATTGCACTTGCCCCATCTAACAGCCGCACTACCCCGTGATCCGTGATGGATGAGGCTAAGATGGGCTTGATCACCGTTGACCAGCATTCCTCTCGCGCGTCATGGGCTGGATCGACCACATGAGCATCGGCGACCTTGGCTTGCTTCAATACCCCATTTGAATCAATGACCAGTGCATGCATGGGATACCCTCCTGACACACTCAGATCAAAGGGCAGCAGTCCGGTCTGGTGCCAGTCATGGAGCAAGCTGTACAGCTCGGCAAAGAAATTGTTGAATAGTCCCACCGATGGGAACAGGTCAAACGACCAGTTCTGATTGAAACCGCGCGTCCGCTCCACGTTACGACTCTGGGGCGTTTCTAAGATCGCATCCTCATCAACCCCCCAAGGCACGATGATTGTATCTGGAATGCGCATTACCACACACCGATGTCGTAGATCGTATTACTGGGTTGATCAATCACCCGAACGCTAATCGTGTTCGTCCCCTGCTGCAGATACAATGAGGTACTAAAACCAGTATTAACATAATATCTGATCTCGCCCGATGTGGGGATCGTTGACCGGCGGATCAGAAGCGTATCTAAATTACGTGCTGACACCACTATGAACATAACCGATGCCAGGTTCTGCACCGTTAAGGCAAGGAAGGTATTCGTAAGGGTTGAGTTATAGATTTGGGTCACGCGGCCATGACCGGGGGGGCCTGTATCGCCCTTGATGCCAACGCCATCTTCACCCGGTTCACCTTGAATGGAATCGCCGGGATCCCCTTTATCCCCCTGGCGACCCGGTATCGAAGCGCCTGGCGGACCTTGAATTCCTTGCTGGCCTACGATATTACGCCCGGGCGGACCGGGTTCGCCTGGCACTCCTGGCGGTCCAATCACGCTCTCTAAGCGGTGCTCTAAGCCACTCACATTGACGGCTAAATTCGTGGCCGTCCCCGTATCAATCTCATCCTCTGTCGCGATCCGAATCACGCCCGCCTGAGTCGTGGACGCAGGCACGCTCTGCACATTGGTTAACAAGCTCCGGACAAAGGCCGTAGTCGCTGCCTTCTGCGAATCATCATTCGCACTCGGTTCAGGCACAGTCACGGTCCCCGTAAAGGTTGGGTTATTGAGCGGTGCAAAGCCAGTCTGTAATGGGGCTAAGTCCACCGAAAGCGTGGATAAGCTCCCTGACCGCCCCAAGTATAGGGTTGTGCCCGTGAGCGTCACCTCATTGACGACCCCATCGCCTTCTAACTGACTGACGCGCCTCCGAATTGCTGCCCCTAACTGCGCTGGCGTGATGACTCGATTGGTGACCGTCCCCGCCATCGCTTCAGCATTCGTTGCTAAGCGCACTAAGCCAGGCGTATTCTGATCGGCATTGGGCACCGTCTTCACCAGCTGCTCCCATACCGCTTCATCGGTGTCGGTCGTTGGATTAGTCGTTAAGCTCCCTGAGGACACCTTGCACCGGTACAGCACCCCATCACTCCCCAGCACCAAGGCTCCGACCACATAGTCTTCGGACCGCTCCGCCAAAGGGATCCAGTGCGATCCGTCCGAATCACTGACGGGGTTGTTATCTGTGCTTTGGGATTCACTTACGCAGATATAGGCATCACCATTACTCCCCAAAACAATCGTTCCAGCCGGATAGTCTTCTACAGCCCCCGCGTCAAACGTTTCCAATCCAGACACATCTACATCGCCCACCCATGGCAACACGCCTGTCCGTTCGGCATCTTTGACGAATGCGGTAAGCTCACGGAGCCACTGGTTGAACACCCCCAGTGCGATGAACTGGTTAATCTCATAGTCCCTCGATAGTCCGACAGCCGGATCAATCCCTGCAGCTTCAACGGGCGTTACAATCGCTTGGGGATCTGTCGCCCACCGTCTAAGGCGTAGCCCCTGTGGATCTCGTTCAGGCACGATACAAGGCGTTTAGCACCATCCACTCCACGCACACACTAAATATACCGATTCTCTGTCAATTTGTTCTAACCCGCACCCTATGACGTTCACACGCACGTCTATCCTTACCCTATGACGCACTGATCTCTGGCCGTCCAACTCCAAACACTGCGTTGACTGGATGCGCTGAAGCCCTCCCCGTCCATCCCTCTGGACGCGTCACCGATACCTGTACCACAAGTCCCCCAACATCATGCCGCTTATATCTCCACCGATACTCTATGCCAGGAATGAACGGTAATACCAACTGCCCCACCGCCTCTTGCACCAGCGCTAAGCGCATTGTTTCGGGCAGGTTCTCATGCGTCAATGACACCTGAAACTTGCTGACGCGCGAAATCTCAATCGTTCCACCGCCTCCTTGCAAGTGCCTCAAACAATCCTCCCAGCAGTCCATCCCTACATCGCCATGCAACTTCCGCGCGCGCGCTAACAGCAAACACCGGTACGTGTGATCTTTAATCGGTTCATAGGCGGTCAAAAGTCGGATCGGCGTATAGAAGGGGGCTTGATCCAGCGGGCGCCCGCCTCGTTCACTGGTCCCCGCTAATCCAAAGAATTCATCTTGGATTAGCGGTATGCGTGGGCGCACAAAGCCCATCCGTATCCCTGCCCAGTCTAACAAGATCCCCGACGACTCATAAACGTTAGGGGTTCGATCCAACTGCTCCAGCACGTCAAAGGCGTGTTCCTTGTAGACGTTGATGATGCCCCGTATCAGCGCATTGAGCTTGGTCGCTTCAACGTACTGCGACAGCTGATGGTCTTCTAGCTCATGGAGGTTGATCTCCGGAAAGAACTCAGGCATCACTCCTCAATCGTCAGGTCAATATTCGATTCCTCAAGGGTCCATAGCGTAATCGCCGTCGTATCGGTCAGCGGATCATCATTGGCCAACGTCACGCTAAACGCGGTGATATTATGCCCTGCCGTATCCGTCAAGACGGCCCGTAATCGGTTCTCGTCTAAATCCTGTCCAATGGTCTGGGCGCTCACATACTCCAACAGGGCTTGCGTCATGCGCTCTCGCCCATCTGCAGGAAAAACGCCGAGTTCAATCGTCGTAATGACGGTAATCTTGATGGCCGTTTCTGTGGCGACCGTCCAACGCCGGACAACGCCATCAGCCGTCGTCTCTTCGACCGTCCCATTACTCACAATGCCCGGCGGTGCAACTTGACGAATCGCCTCGGCGATATCCGCATTTGCGCCCGATCCAGTCAGGATCACCGAGTAGGTGTTGGCCATCTGCCGAAACATCCGCTCCGTCCGGTCACTGGTTGTATCGTTACTCAAGACAATCACCTCTTCAACTCCATCCACATCGGCCACGCGCGCACGGATACTCTCATTGGTGCTGACGCTATGGATGGCGACCGTCCGCATGAACCGATTCACCCAGTCCTGTTCGGACTCGGGCTCACGTCCCAGTGACGCAGCACTAACATTGGTCACGCTTTGCCATCCTGAACGCGCCGTTACGATCTGACTCAACTCCCCCGCGGCCGCTTGCACCGCTCCAATGGTGAGCGATCGGGCTAAGACGGTTCCTGTCCCATCAGATCCGATCAATAGGGCCTCAGTCGTTTCAAACACCGCCCCTGCACTGGTTCGCATCCGACTCCCCGCTGGAATCAGTGTCCCTACAACCCCGACCAATGACACCTCCACCGTTGACCGTGTCCCCTCATTAAACGGAATGCCATGTTGCGTTGCATAGTCGGTCAGCTGCCGTCCAGAGGCCTGAAATAGATTTTGCCCCGCTGACACCCACTGGATCGCCTCATCAAATTTAGCACCGACTAAGCCTTGCTGCCGGACCCAGCGACCAATCGCCGTGCTCGGATCCAGTGATACATCTTCGCCTAAGACGGTCTGAAATACCTCGTTGAAGAACTGAATCCACTCGTCTAAGGATTCCGCTTCAAACCCAAAATCATCAATTCTACCCATGATTATCCGATCTGTACTGGAAATGTGCCAAAACTGCTCTCGACCTCACGCGCTTCATACGTCAACTCACGCCCCCGCAATTCAATATCCACTCCACTGACCGATGTGACCTCTGGAAGCTTCATCAATTCGTCTGTGATCACGCTTGCGGCAATGCCCTCAGAGTACGGTTGCTCTAACACCTGCCCCCGTAAAGGCAAGCCTACACTCCGATCAAAGATGTCTTCACCCAACAGCATCTGCAACCGGCACTGCGCCCGCTGACGCAATTCCTCAAGCCCACTGACGACTGCCAAGTCGCCCGTTTCATCCAAGTGAATGTCTTGCTCGATGACGTTCCCCTCATCATCATACCGAAAGACTGAAAATGATCGTGCCATTATACCCTCGCTTTTGTCGTTAACAGTGTGTCTCCCTTTGCGGCCTGCTGATTGGGACGGCCGCTTTCAATGTTTGCGAAGGTGTGCGTATGGCGATTGAACGCGTCAATAAAGGTCTCTTTCAATAGTCGCTCAATGGCCCCAGCACCAAGGCGAATATAGCCATCTTCGGGCACATCCAGCGTAATGCCGTCCGATCCAATGTGGATATGCACCTGCGCATCATTGGTCTGCATGAGGATCCCCCCAGTGTCCGCCAGTGTGGCAGATCCACTTGGACCAAAGCCCGCTAAGGCGACCGCATCCGACATGGAGAAGATCCTTCGGGGCATGGGTTCGGACATCGCGTACGCTTTCTTAAAGTCCTGCAATCCCCGCTCACTGAACATGATCCATACCGGATCATCGCGTTCCAAGTGAATCACGATCATGCCCCCTGCCCCTGACGGAAACAAGATCGGCACGTCTAACAGCGGGGCGCGCTCCATACACGTATTATCGGACGTGACTGCTTCCAAAGCGATCCGTACCTGCGCACGACGCGTCCGCATATTGACCGAATCAATGAGTCCTGGCATAGCGGTATGCACCGCGTTGCGTACCCATTCCGATAGCACGCGCTGTAAGCCTTGCGCCGTATTGGTTGATCGACTGAATGCCATAGACGTTACCCCGCGATTAAATGCCGGTAGGATACGACCCACAAGGCAATGGTCGCCAGCATGAACATGGCCAGCATCAAAACCTGTCTACTCTTCGGGTTCATCTTCATCGTTATCATCATTGGTTTCATCGGGGACCATCTCATCCTGCTCCTCGGTAAACGGACTCTCGCCTTCCCAGGGTTCCAAGTGTCCAATAATGGTGTCCCCATCTAAGATCGACCTGCACTCATCATCATCGGCTAAGTCCCTTTCTCGGAGCTTGACAACCAAGTTCACCTTGCGCTCGGCAATCTCCACGTCCTGCAGTGCGTTTGCCTTCAGATAGGGCACCCAACTGGATTGAGGGATCTGATGGAGATACAACCCCCCATCAAGTCCCAGCACTAAATCTAATTTATCCGTGAGTGGAGTGAGCTTGGACTCTTGACGTGACTTGATCATGGACGCGTATTGCTCCATGTCATCCTTTGCGGATGCGTTTAACCCTTTAGGGGGAATCCCCCATAGCCTCGTCACTGGAATGTCAAACGCCCCCGCTAACCGATCCCTCCTCGTCTCAATGAGCTGCCCCAATCCACTGAGTGCTGGCGACACAAACCCCAACTTCGCCTCCTCACTCATCGCGACCATCCTATGCGACCGCACGCCCTGTTCAAACTCTTCCAGCACCTGCTGAAGTGTCTTCGCCCGCTTTTTTCCTCCTGTCGCTTCATACCCCGCATCAATCAGCTTTGCGAAGTCTGGCAGGTGCAATGACAGTGTCCTTGACCTGAGCAACTGCGCGGTAATGGACGCTTCAATATCTTCATCCCTGAACACTTCAATGATTACACTGACGATCACACTGATGCCCCAGTCATCGTCATAGGACGTGGACGAGTGCCCATAGCGCGTCGGCAGGTTCACCCCGTCATATCGCAGAATCCGTGAATGATGGATCAGCTTGTTGCCGTACTTGGACGAGTTCCAGCGGTACATGAGCGGCATCCCACAGTCCAAGTCGTAGATATCTTCAATGGTCTGTTCCACGTTCAACTGAAAGCGATCTAAGACTAAGATGTTTTTTAGATCACCTGGACGAATCCGATCTACGTCTAATGGCATGTCTAATGGGGCATCATTGGTCACAATCACGCCAACCGCCGTGCCGTATTTACGCCCCTGCTCAATCAGCGACCTGAACGTCTGCTTGATCCGAAACTTTTTCTCTTGGTCCATCATCACCCGCACACTATCAGGATCAGCTGCCGATTCAAACTCTCTCCAGTTAGAGGTCATGTCTTCGGCAATTACCTCAATGAATCGCCTGAGCTGCCACAACTCAACGGACATGATCTCCAAGATGTCCGGGTAGGTGATCCGCGTAGGCATGACTGTTGCCCCGCGTAGCTTATCGCCAATGGTGCCTGATCCAGTTGTTGAATTCGAATAACCGCCCCACCGGTTCGCTGGCCAGTGTGCGGGTTGACCACCGCTGATTGAAGCCTTTTTTATCTCGTCTTGAACCGGTGGAGTCACTGTCCTTGACGGCCCACGTCCAAAGATCTGACTGAAAGCGATGGAAACGGGGTTGGATGCCATTAGGATGGGAAAAGAGGCGTTGAGCTGGTTTCGCGTGCAAGCCTTAATTCACTGCCCCGATTGCGTTCAATTTCAATCCTTCGCATCACCCATGCCTGCAATGCGGTCTGCACGGTGGATGGAGTTGGATCCGTTACGCCTAAGGCTTCCCCTAAGTCCTTCAGAGGGGCGTTATCGTTGGCGGTGAGCGTTGAGGCGGGTATGGTGATCGTTAACGTTATATCGTCCATCAATGGCTTAAACTCTGCACTGAATCCATGCAGATGTCTCATTATGCCGATCAAACCAACGCACGCACAAAGATACTACGATTTTCGCAAAGGATTTGTTCAATGGGGCAGATCAAAATAAAATGCCCCCAGATAACGGCCTTGATATCTGGGGGGCTCCCATTACAAAAATGGTATACCTTCGGGCGCTGGGTCGGTTCCACCAAAACAAGAAAACGCCGTATCCCCTGTCCCCCAGGTTTAGACGGCGCTTTCCGATCAGTCTCGTGTGTAAGCCCCTTGTATGGGGATATGTTTACTGCGTTCCAGAACCAAAAAGCCCCACCATCTTCTCCGTTGAATGGCAGGGCTTTGAACCAAATCATCTCGCTTGTTACGAATGCCCTTGTACGGGCTGATGTAATGACGGTTCCCACAACCAGAAAGCCCCCTGCTTAGCATCTGCTCGAGGGGGCCTTCCATGTTCAAGTTTTCACACATCTATCAACATAATTTGGCAACTATCTGATAAAGATGATATAGGTCTTACAATGGTCACATGGAAAGGTTCCAAACAAGAAACCCCGCGATCATAGAGGTGATCACGGGGCACATACCAATAACAAAAATTTCCTCTGGCTTGTACTGGGGGCTATGGGCTGGGTTCCGACTACCATTCACAAAAAACCCCGTGCCATGCTCTAACACGGGGAAATCGTAATGAACCGTCCAGCTCTTACCTGCCCGCATAATCATGGTTCCGAAGAAAAACCCCTGCCTCTTTTCAGAAGCAGGGGTCCACGTTTTAACTTTTGCTGTAGGTCTACTACGCGCACGGTTAACAGATGGTTCCAAAGAAAAAACCCCTCACCAGAACGGTAAGGGGTTCCCACATATTCTCTGCTCGCTTGTACCAAATGCTAATTCGTCATGTTTCCGTCTGGGACTTGATCCGACGATGCTCAGCGCGGATGGCGAGGCGTACAGCCGCCGTACGATCAATCGCGTAGTGCTCGGCTAAGGCTTCCAACTCCGCCAAGTTTTTCTCATTGAGATTGACAATGACCGTGTAGGGTTTTTTCCCACCGATCATATTTTTTGGTTTCCTGGTTGACTTGCTCATTGTTGCACCTCAAGTTTATCCGTTGCTTCCTTGAGCAGATTGCCCTTGACCTCTGCCTGCCCATCAGCATCCCACTGATGCTCAGCAAAGTTGAACCCCGCTGTAAAAGCATCCTCAATCGCTGTTTCAATGACCTGCTCAGGCGTTGGGTTGAGCAACGATTCGCCTTTCGGCATATCATCAATCACGGTTTCAACCTCAACGCGGTCATTGTCTCCACTGATCTTGAACTTCTTTGGATCGAGCGGGCGGGTTTCACTATAGTCGCTATAAAAGCCCCGTACGGTAGTCGTGAACGGGGCTTCTCGGCTATAGAAAGCCTCGTAGTCCTGCACCATGAAGCTGATGGCCTCTTGCAAGGAATCGGCTTCATATTTCCCATACATGCCCTGACAGCAGTACAGGAAAAAGACGTAATGGTATCCTACTTGAAATGTTGTTGTCATTAGATTTGCCTTTCCGGGCGTTTAGTTTAAGAAGGGGGCTTGCGCCCCGAAAATCATCATGGTTCTACCACGTGCTTCATACCTTTATCATATCATTGTTATATCCCTGTTATACTTTCCGCGAAAAAACTTGAAATTTCTTCAATTTTCTCAAAACAAAAACCGACATCGAAACCGCCTTCGGTAGATTTGCAGTTTCTTCCTCGGAATTTTGCAGTCTTAGAAACGGACTATCCGATCCAACGCGGACGCGTCAACCCGTACTTTGAATCCGTTCCAAACGACAAGATGCTTGCATCGTAGCTGTCCGGACTCGGAGGCTTCGGTCCATCGGTTGTCGGTTGCTTCTCAATCTTCATCTTACCACTTTTGGTCTCCTCTTCCTCAGGTTGACTGAGTTGCCCCAACAACAACTCCAAGTCAAACAAATTCGAGTCGATCCATAAACACTCCTCTTCATCTACCTTCTTCTCACCACGAAGATAGGCCAGGCTTGCATGCAACCTGTGACGCAAGGCATCGCCCATCTGCGCAATCCGACCGTCATACTTGTCAACCTGCGTGATCTTTTTGTCATCGCCCTGCCAGCCCCAAATCGTCTTCGGTGAACTGGGACGCGTCCCAAAGATTACACCCTCGTATTCAAACTCTACCTCCATTTCTTCTAAGTCCTCACCAATTCCAGCGCCCATACCCGTCTCGTCAAAATACAATTTCCCAACGCCCCACTCAATGCAATGCTTCACCGCTCGCTTCACTGTCTTCTTCAATCCAATGCCTCCCCAGTGATCATGGAAGATGATCCACGGGCCCTTGCGAATGATCAAAGCGTTCCTGTCTTTTTTCTTCGCCACATCCAGCCCTGCAACCGTCAACCCCTCGATCTCCACATTCGTCCGATCACGGACGCACTGCGTTAGATACGCGTACGGCAGCAGCTTACGATTCCCATCGCCATCATCAGGCTCACCTAACCACACATGCCGATAC